TTCCTATAATTGGTGGACTAATTGAGTTTGGTATTTCTTGGGCACTTGGAGATCCAATTGGTAAAGCAGCATTTAGAGGTATTGGTTCTGCTTTGGTTGGTGCAGTTGGAACCGCGATTGGTGGTCCCATAGGAATGGCTATTGGTGGATTTGTTGGTGGTGAGATTGGTGGAGCACTTTATGATATGTTCTTTGGAAACAAAAAACCACAACCAATTGCAGATGAGGCACAAGGTAGTTTTGGTGGCGGAGTAACAAGAGGTGGAAGACTTCAGGGTGGTGTTAAAAGGGAAATTAAGAAAGCACCTGCAAAAAGACAAGTTAAAATCACTCCTAAAAAATTAAAACCGGGTTCTTCTGTTGGTGGTAGTAAAAAGATAGAAAAAATATTTCCAAAATCCGATGATAAGAAAACAGTTGACCCATTAGGATACACTGAAACATTTTACGACGAGACATCTGATATTCCTTTCTTTGGTCCTCTGTTTGCAATTGCAACCAAAACATTACTTGGAGATAAACCAACTCAGGTTGATTACAAGAATGCTGGATCTGGACTGAATAATTGGATGAGCACCACATTTAATACTCAAGTTATGAGAGGTGGATTTGCTGGTGGAGGTGAGGTAAATGCAGAAATGTTCTTCAGGGGTGAAGATCTAACAAACGCAATCACAAAGTCTTTAGAAGATAATATTTCTAAAAAAATGGAGGATGCCATAAATGATCTGCAAAAACAACTAGGTTTAAAGGGATTTGAAGGTGTTGGTCCAGATAAAAGTGATCCTACATTAGAAGGTGATGATGAATTACCACCCGGAGGATTGACTGAAGGTACATGGGGACCACTTTTAGATTTAATTGCTGGTAAGGAATCTGGTGGAAACTATGAAGCAATGTATCCAAGTACCACTTTAAAGGGTGCAACTAAAATGACTATTTCTGAAGTTGCTAGAAGAGCAACTGGTGCTGTTGGAAAGTATCAACAACTTCCACAATATCTTGTAGGTAGAGCAAAGGCAGCAGGACTTAATCCAGATAAAGATCTTTATAGTCCAGAAAATCAAGAAAAAATTATCATCAATGTTAATATTAAAGGTAGGGGTGGGGCAAGATGGTTGAAGGGTGAAATAAGTGATGAAGAATTCATGCAAGGATTATCGCAAGAATTTGCATCTTTACCTAATGCTCAAGGTAAGTTTTATTATCCTGGGCAAAGTAGTGCAATGACCCCTGCAAAAGTGAAAGCAGCACTTTCTAAAGTTAAGAAAGGTGGTTATTCTCAGGCAGATTTTGCAAGAGCGGGTGGCGCTGGTATTGAATTGGGTAAAGGGTATGGTAAGAGTGAGGGAAGTAAACTTGCTGGAGAACTTGGAAGATATATGAAAAAATTGGGTGTTGTGCCGGGAAGTGTTCATCGTCATCCAGAGCATCCACCCTATAGTTTGAGTTCTGGTCATAGTAGAACATCACTTCATTATCAAGGAAGAGCAATTGATTTGGGTGCATATGCAAATGAACAAGGACCCATTCTTTCAGCTATTGCTAAATTTAATAAGATGAAAGGTATAAAACCGGTCGAACTGCTCCATGCAGGAAATGAACCATCTGGTCATAGTGATCACGTTCATGTTGCATATGCTAAGGGTGGATTAGTCGATGGTGTGACTTATGCAATGCTTGGTGAAAGAGGTAGAGAATTTGTACTTGATGCAGACTCCACAGCAGCTCTTGAACAAAAGTTTCCTGGATTTTTGGATGCATTAAATAAAGCAAATTATGATGGTGCTATTAATGTTCTTAGAAGTTATACTGAATATGAAAGAACTTCTACTGAAATAGTTTATGTTCCTATTGAAGTCCCTGTTCCTGTGGGCAATTCTTATGGGTCATCCGGACCAGATTTGTCTTTCAGTGGTGGTGGAGAACAAGTCAGTCCATTTGATACTTTATATCAAGGCGGGTAAATAGAAATAAGAGGTAGTAAAAAATGGCAAATCAAGTAATCACTAAAAATGCAGGACCTTCTTTTATTGAAAGGTTTGATGTAGTCTCTAATAAGGATCAAAGTAAAGATGTAAGTTTACTTGGTAAAGGTTCTACTATAAATCTTCAGTATTTTGAGAGTGTGATGTATGATACTATTAAAGCCACTTACACTTATGTAGATTCTGGAAACACAATAGACAATAAAACTGCTCTTGATGGTTTGCCTATTGTTGGTCAAGAAAAAGTATATTTAAAGTTTAAGGATAATAACGAAAATACTTTAGACATTGTGATGTATGTAAACAAAGTTACTCCTTTACTTGATGATACTAATAAGTCTGCAGTAACTTTAGAACTTGTTTCAAAAGAATTTATTATGAATGAAAAGGTGAGACTTAATACTAGATTTGATGGCAAAATATCTGATCACATAAGAAAGATATTGACCGATAAAAATTATCTTGCTACAGAAAAGGATATTGATATTGAAGAAACTTCGAATAACTATAACTTTATTGGAAATAATAGAAAACCATATTATGCATTAAATTGGTTGTCGAAAAAAGCAATTCCAAGTACACAAGGTGCAGACGGAAACACTGCTGGATATTTTTTCTATGAAACATCTGAGGGATTTAGATTTAAATCTATAGAAACTCTTTTGGGGCAGGAAAAAAAGAAGTCAGTTATTTACAACCAAACACCAGATTCTTCTGGAGAAAATATACCTGCAGGATATGATGCAAAGGCACTAGAATATTCTAAAGATAATAGTATAGATGTTCAAGATAAATTGAAGATGGGTGCATATTCAACTCGTACAATTCTTTTTGATCCATTCACTTGTGATTATGAAGTTGTTGTTGAGAATGCAAAAGATAAAGAGTCTTCTCTTAAACTAGCTGGTAAAGAACTTCCAACCCTCAACCCAGAGTTTAATCGTGAAGGTGCTAATAAAGATTTCTCAAGAACAACCTATATGCTTCTTGATAAAGGAACTTTACCAACAGGAAATACAACTCAACAAGTTGAAAAATCAAAGGAAGAAAATTTTGATCCTAAGAAAATATTGAACCAAGCAATACGAAGATACAATCAGTTATTTTCTGTAATGACCACAATAACTATTCCTGGAGATTTTTCATTACATGCTGGAGACGCTATTTTTATTGATGCTCCACCCAAAGATTCTGAGAAGAGTGATGCGGTGGATACTGAAAATGGAGGACTATATATTATAGCAGATTTATGTCATCTTATTACACCAAAAGAAACCTACACCAAGTTGAATTTAGTGAGAGATTCTTTTGGCAGATCTGGTAATCACACTTCTGGTAGCATACCATTATGACAGAAAGAACACTTCAACAACATATTAATGATGACAAAGATGAGCTGGATAATCCAAGCACAAGTAGCCAGCGTCGTCGTCATTTAGAGGATGAACTTACTTCATTAGAGAATTATCAAGTTAATCATCCAGATGAGGATCATGATCCAACTCCGTTGGAACTTTACTGTGATACTCATCCTGACGCATCAGAATGTAGAATTTATGAAGATTGATAACTAATGGAAGGTGGAGCACTTTTTAATCCAGGTTTTTTAGGTGGAACTTTTAATTGGTGGATTGGTCAAATCGCCAGTGATTCAACTTGGCGTGACAATCAACTAGCAGGTAAGTTTGAATCCAAGGACCAAATACCTGGATGGGGAAAGAGATATAAGGTTCGTATCATAGGTATTCACGATAAAGAAGAAACAACAGTTTCTTCTGATCAACTTCCTTGGGCACAGGTAATGTATCCTGTGACTGGCGGTGGTGGACAATCAAATGCTGGAGCAACATCAAATCTAAGACAAGGAATGTTTGTCTTTGGATTCTTTCTTGATGGACAAGACCAACAGGTTCCTGTTATTATGGGAGTTTTGGGTAGTAATGCTCAAACTGCTCTTGGTTCTGAGATTGGAACAGATAAAGCAAACTTTTCATCAACAAGTGGATACGCTACTCCAGCGGATGGTAATAAAGACCCAAATATAAAAGTACCTGCGGAAGGATTGGTTGTTACTAATCCTTCATCTACTTCAACTTCTGCTACTCAAGGAGCTGCTGCATCTGGAGCAACAAAAGAGAATGTTGATGCAGTTCATGAATTAAGTGCAGCAGATGTTGGTAGGAATGATTATTACAATAAAAAAACTATATTGTTAAGTCCATGTGACTTAGTTGGTTCTGCACTCAAAGCAATTCAAACTGTCCTCGAAAATCTTACTGCTGCTATTGACAAATATTTAAATGCTGCACAAAGTTATAT